TGAATGAAAAGCGCGAGCGCGGCGTCGTGTCGACCGCTTTTCTGATCCTGCTGGTTGCTGGACCAATACCCATCAGTAGCAGGCAGGGGGAGTGCCTCGAGTCACAGTTAACGTCGGCTGTGTCACGACGGTCAGCTCCTAGTAAATTGCATAGGAGTTCACCCTGTGTATTCGCCCTGCGGGGTGGTACACTGGAACCACGGTCCCTTAGCCCAGGGATAGCGCCGTGGGGGGATCGCATGAGGGCGTAGTTAGGGTTCTGCTATTCAGACGTACGCACATTAAGTGTAGTAGGCCGTCATGTGGTGGTAAGCCTACCGCTGGTACCGGGGTACAGCGCCTACGACCTACAAGCTCATGTCGATAGGAACTTCCAATGCCTTGCGCACGAGAACGAATTGCGGACGGAAGATGGATTCGGGTTATAAGATCTCGTGTTTATTGGGAGAGGTCGTTCCCGGTGGCGCCCGGGTGGAGGTTCCGACTTTTGGCAATTATCGTAAATACATGTCGCGTCTTGAGATGCGAGCCTGCACGCGTGGTCTACCTCAATCGACGTACTGTCCTATACAGTTTGAGGTTGGAGCAGCGTTTAATCTCGGCACATGTGCCAAGAACTTTAAGCGAGAGACTTGGCTTCAGCATGTCATGCGTGAGGGGCCTATGTTGGGCTGCTCGTATGCTACACCGGTTGAGGTCAGGAAGGTACTCAAGGAGGAGAGGTTCAGGCAGGTTGGCCAGGCAGAATGGCTGACTTTTAACTTCGACGCCATTGTGTGTGTGCTGGGCGCAGTGGCTGCTACGTTGACGTTGGTGCCTGACCTCTCAACTGCGGATTGGCGAAATACGAGCCCTTCAGTACGGGGTCTTGTGTCGGTGGAAGACCTCCATGCTGCCAATTCGGGGGGCGTTGTGTATTATGATCCGTGCGCTTTGGGCATCCACGCGGAGTGCGCAAAATGGCTAATGATCTACGCGGCCAACGTGTGCGGAGCGACCGTTGTGGTGCCGCACTTGACACTGGACGTAAACAATCGCCCGATATGCAAAGATTATGATGGAGCGGAACTGCGTCGGGGGCTTTCGGTCCTGCTCAACATATTGGGCACGTACTACTCTATGGCAAATGCGGGTGATATGTATGCGTTGGCCCTGATGACAGGGGTGCACAGAGTTCTGACCGTCGTCGGGCACAGTGACGAGGGAGGTTGGCTGCGCGATGTGCTGCGTCAGGGTTGGTGGCAGCAACCACATGGGGGCGTGCCACGATCTTTGCCTTTCAGTTCGGGCATATCTGTGGATGATGGCCGCACTTTGGGAACATTCGTTGCTTTGGTGGACAGTATCGCTTTAGGTACGGCGGCTGCAGTCGCCCATTGCGACCCGCTCGTACCTGTGGGAGACAACGTTTTTCCTACTGTGTTTACTGTCGACTTGCCTGAAGACGGTGAGCTGGCTAACGGTGTCATGCAGAGATTGATGGCCCGCACGATTGCTGATGGGTGTGCCAAGTTCAGCGAACTATACGCTACTGCGCTAGCTAAGCTTTTTCGGCTACACGTCAATGTGACTGAGTTGCACGCTGCTGGCGTATTACAGCAGATGGCAAGTTACTTTGCGGAAAGTGGCTCCAGACACACGGACATGGCAGTGTGTCACCCCTTCTTTTGGATAGAGCCCACGACGGTGTTGCCTGCTGGTGAGTTCGGTTTCCCCGCGGAGATCTACGGGTATGCAAGCTTGTGTCACGCCACCCAGCGGCGAACCATGCCGTTTTTCGAGGCGATAGAAGAGGAGGGCCTCAGTGATACAGTGGTGAGTCACTGGCGCGTACGGATACGCAGTCCGCGCACCTGTGGGTACGTACTTTACACCACAAACCATCCGAAGAACGGACTGGCCAACTTGCTGCTCCGAGGTTTCAACAGCAGTGCGTTGGTGCTGGGTACTAAATCTCCTGAAGAGATCAGATGTAAGAAGGCGGCAAAAGGCTTTGTTACCTTTGCTGACTTGATGTGGAAGCGCGGACAGGCCAAACTACCGCATCCAGCAGAAGTTCTTAATGTTGATGGAACGTTTACTGTGAGTATCTTACATGCTGCAATAACTACACGCCACTACCAGAAACCGATTGAACACATACCCCCACCAGAAGATTTAAGTAGGATGTATCTAACATTACACGCTACCAGACTGGCTTACTATAAGGCTGGGCCTGCGAACGTAGAGCCCGGGGGTGTGCGTCGGTTGCGTAACATGGGTGTTGACGCGATCAACGATATGAACGGTGTGGTGCAGAACACGATGCTGCGGATGTCGAGTTTTCCCCCGCCGAGTGAGACGGCGCCCGTGCTGAACAAGCCAGGCCGGGCCTTTGGCGGGGCTGCTGCGGCCGTTAGTGAGCGGTGTGTTGAGCCAGTGCGCGGCGACGCAGCTGAGGAGTCGCCACCGCGTGTGGCGCAAGGCCAAGCCGTAGAGGCCACCATGGTTCACGCGAGCGCACCGGCACCGCAGCCACACCGGGGACCGGGTCCCAGTGACGGTGGCGGAGGTCTCGGGGGACACCGGGACCTAGTCGCGGGAGTGGGTGATGCTACAGCCGTTGCGGCGGGGGCGGTAACGGTACCTGAGAGCGGTAGCCGGCAAACTGCCTCCGCCACACAGCAATGATGACTGAGCTGCTGCCACGACTGACCCCCGTCGTGGCGGCTGACGAGATGGGGGAACTCTATTTAAGGACAACCTTTCCGCGGCCTCCATTGGCTGGGACCTTTAACGACACAGGGTTATTCCCAGTCATGTACGCGGAGACAGCGAGTCTGCAACACGCGGTCCGTCGCATCTTACGACACGGGCCGCTGTCTTTGACTCAGAGCGAATGCCTCGCCCGCTCAACATTCACCGCAGTCGGGGATGAGGCCGTGTTGTGTAGGCGCGCGGAGGAGGCGTTTTGGGACTTACTGTTAGCCAGCGAGTGGCCAATGCATGTGGCACCGGTGCCATGGCTGCTGAAGCATGTTGTGACTTTGATTGCTAGGGGCCTAAAACAGTCCTTGTTGGAACATAGAATTCCAGGCGGCTGGATTAAGCATATCAGAAATGGACGGTCTCCAAGCAAGGAGTGGCTGCTGGGCTACTGGCCACGCAAGTCACACCCCCTGGCCGGCAAGAAAGCGAACTTATTTTTGGACTGTGTGATCGCTGACTTCCTACAGAACTACAAGTGCCTGGGCCCTGTTTTGGAGGGTTGGATGAAACGCACTCACTTGTTGGGTATATATGAAGATCAGGCGTGCAACATCATTGTTTATGCGCAGGCCGTTATGCTCGAATTTGGCTTCGAGGAGAGCTTGTATCTAGCCACATGGGCAGTATTGAGGGCCAAGCAAGCTAAAGCGTTGTCTGATGTTCTGAAGGCAATGGGCCAGAACATGTGTGCCGTTGGGCGCCACTTATGCGAACTCGCGGTGTTGCAGGGACGCGGCGTCAACAGGCTGGACTTGCTTGAGGACGCTGAGCGCCGGGTCAGTGCGACATTCAACTGTCCCATAGTGCACGTCCCAGCGGACGCGTTGAGACAGTGCGTTCGTGACGTCCTCAGGAGAGAGCTGAGAACGCGTGTGGTGCTGCCGCCCAGCGACGATTTCTTCCGTCGTCGCTACGCCTGGTGTGTGGGTGGCGCACACAATCTTAATGGCAACGATCACTGGTTGCCGCGCTCGCTGCTGCCCCAGTTCCCGGCTGCGTTGCTGTGGAACCGCAGAGCTGCTCTCAACTGCGTCGAACGTAACCCGCTCAAGAGGTGGTCGGGGCACGTGCGGGTGTCGGTTGCCGAGAAAGTTGAACAAGGGAAGGGTCGTGCCATTTACTCGTGTGACACGCTAAGCTATACGGCGTTTAGTTGGTTGCTAGAGGCTGTGGAAAAAGAATGGGCATCACGCTCTGTGATACTGAACCCCGGCAAGGGTGGCACCTTAGGGATGATGAACAGGATCAGAGGCGCTGCGACCGGGGGCAGACGTCAATGCTACTTGATGCTGGATTACTCTGACTTTAACTCCCAACACTCGAATGAGGCTATGCGGATTGTGATAGAGGAGACGTTGGCCTGCTGCGACCACAACGAGCCTGAGCTTGCGGCCAAATTGTTGAAGTCGATCGATGACATGCACATCTACTTGCGAGGCGTCCATATTGGCAGAGTTGCCGGCTCACTAATGAGTGGACACCGTGCCACTACCTACTGGAATAGCGTCCTCAATGCTGCATACGTGCGTTACGCTATCGGACGAGTGGCGTACGACACATACAAACCGTTCCACGTAGGTGACGACGTGCTAATTCTGCTGGATAGCCCTGCAGACGCGTGGAATGTAGTGAAGAAGCTGGAGCACATTGGCTGCACTCTACAACGCTCGAAGCAGTCTGTGGGCATAGGTGGCTACGAGTTCCTGCGTGTCGCTGGCTCGCCATTCACTGGTGTGGGCGGTTACGTGGCGAGGTCGGTGGCAGGCCTGGTAAGTGGTAGTTGGGTGTCAAGCGTCAAGATGGCACCTCGTGAAGCACTCCAATCACTGATACAACAGGCGCGGAGCATAATGAATCGCAGTGGTAACCCTGCCGCCTACAAGCTGCTCATCAGCAGTGCCAGGCGCACGATCGGGATTGACCAGCAATATTTGGAGGAATTCTTGTCGGGTAACGTAGCCTTGGCGCCTGGACCGTGTTACCGCAGTGATCGGCGATACGTGGCACGTCATGTCGAATGGGAGAGTTCGGCTGATGACCCGTACGGTGGGGGGAGATTGTTGATCGGCGGTATTGAAATTGAGAAGCTTCCAAACCATGCTGCGAGAGACTACGTGAACTGGGCGGCGAGCGAGGTCGAACGTGTCGGGCTAGCCATGGTCGGGCGTGTGCCCTGGAGAGCGATGGCGTTGACTGCTTATGCGGCTATGGAACCGTCGCTGTATGGGAACCCGTCTGGCGGTGTGCGTGCTGCGTACATATCACCTCGTACCGTGCGGTTAATCGATCATTATATTGACGCAGCGGATATAACAACAACGGATTCACAACACGGTATACTAGCACAGTACCCCCTGCTATCTTTATTGCGAAACTATTTCAGCATGGAGGACCTGACCTACCTGCTTAATTTCGTCGGAAGAGATGCCGGGATAGATGCGCGAGTGACGGCGTGGGGAGGTACTAACGAGGGTATTTGTGTCTGTGGTCTACTACCTTATGCAGATGCTGCAGGTGCGGCGTCACGTGTACTGGGCAACGCGATACACGTGTCTGTGCCGGTAGCGGTGTGAAACGACCGTGAGGTCGGGGACCTTCACACCGATAGGC